TAGTTTAAGTCTCTATAGCGATTCTTCTGTTGCTTTACCTTCAGTTGACCCATCCGATCCAAGTCATCCGATCCAATGATTATGATGGCCAAGTCAGCAGTCATGGGAACACCAAAACTGTCTGACACGTCACCCATATCAGGATCAGAGTCTTTGAAACCTTCACGGTTAAGTTGTGTTGCAGTCCATAGACCTGCGTCAGTTTCTTTTGCGAAACCACGCAGCTCTTCTGCAATCGCTTTGTTATATGTGTATAAGCTGTCAGCGTTCTTGAATCGATCGCTGGCGCAGATGTTCAAGTAATCGACGAAGATTATATCTGGAACAAAATTCTCCTTGATCTTTAATTCATTGACAAGGAACCTAAAGTTTGCAACACTTGCACCCGAAGTTGGATATTCCTTAATGCGGAGTTTACCAACTGTTCGAGAACGAATATGTTCTACTTTGTTCAGATAAGCAGTTTTGGACATCTTTGGAATTTGATCCAAAGACTGTCCCATCAAGTTGCCGTCGATACGGAGGCGGATTTTCTCTTCCGCTTCTTCCATCGTGATGTAGAGTACGTTATACCCCATTGTCATATAGCCAGCAGCTAAGTGACACATACCCAAAGTCTTACCGGAGTGTGTACCTCCGATGATTAGGTTTAGAGTCTTTCTAGTGATACCACCACTTGTGATGTCATTTAGTACATCAATATCGAATGGTATCTTGGTTTGAGGACTTGTGTAGTAGTCGTACTGATGTTCAGCATCCATGAAGTAGTCGTGACCCAATCGAGTGTCAAAACTAACTGATAGAGCCTCACGCATTATTTCAGGAATCGATGTCTTGGTTAGGTGCTTTTCATTACCTTTCATGATCTCGATCGACTTCATCATACTGTTGTGCAATGCACGTTCTTGACAGAACTGTTCAGTTTGATCTACAAGCCATTGGAGGTCCCCTCCAACTTCTACGTTGGAGAGGCCTTTTACTTCTTCGACAATCGATTCGTATAGTTTCTCATTAATGTTCTGGAGTTTAGAAGATTCTATCTCCAGAACATCTAACGTGGCACACTTATTGTATTTTCTAAAGTATTCGTCTGCAATCAGATAGATGGCTTGCTGAGCCTTATCTGCAAAATATTCCTTCCTTAGAAACGGTACTACTTTACGAGCGTATTCTTCGTTGCTCGTAATACTTTTCAATACTAGATTGTCTAACATCTATTACTATTCGTCGTCTTCAACCTCTGTATCAAGTGACAGAGATGTGGGTGATAACTTAAACTTCTTCTCAACGAATGCTTTGAATCCTGGGCGCTTCAAAATTACTCCCAAGAAGTCTTCGTTTTCCGTTCCTGATTCCTTCACTGGCTTATCGATTAGAATCTCACCGGTATCTGGATCTACTAGATCGTAGTAACCCTTCTTTGGATTCGTTGCATCTCCTGATTCGAGGGCAAGATCTAAGATTGATGACCACTTGTTCACGCCCGTCTCGAACGATACGTTGAAGGACAACTTTTCCTTTTCACGGACGAAGCGAGACTTCTCGATGTTGATCGTGAAGTTGAATCCGTGTAGGACCTTTGTAGCACCTTGTCCAGTCGCATCCTGAGCCTTCGTGATAATGAAGATCTGGTTTGCAAAGTACACAGGAGCACTACCACCACCAACAACATTCTTAGAGAACATTTCCATGGTCTTGTAGATGTGGTTGATTGCAATACACGGAATATTCTTCGTGGTTAATTGTGGAGTTATAATACGCAAGAAGCTACGAAGAGCTTTTGCGCGAGTCATATCAGCAACAGACTTTTCGTCTAGTGCATCTTCCACTTCCTTCTTGGAACCAAGGCCCAATGAGTCAATCATGATGAATACTTTGTCACCACGCTCGATATCATTCAAACGTTGGACCATATCAAACTTCAATTGTTCAATGTGTTCGATTGGAATGTGCAGTACACGTGAAGTATCAATATTGTAAGCCATTAGATACTCAGGAGTGATACCAAACTCCGAGTCATATACGATAGCAATAGCTTCTGGATATTTGTTGAGATAAGCTCTCATACAATAAAGACCAAGCAATGTCTTGAACGACTTCGATTCCCCAGCAAATAGTGTTAGTCCAGGGACTAAACCACCATCTAGTGATCCGGAGAATGCGAGGTTAAGAATTGGAAGGTCTGTTTGAATTACGTCTTTGTTATTAAAGAATGCTGATTCGGACAGCACAGACGCGAAGGCCGAAGATGCTCCACTCTTGAGCATCTTAGCCATTAGGCTACTAGTCATATGTTTTCTTTCTATATCTGGATTGATTGTTTTAAAGTGGGGAATTACCCCACTGCACATATTTATTCGTCAGAGGTGCTTGCTAACTCAATCAAGCTGACATTATTTGCATCAGGTTGAGCTTTACGAATAGCTCTTACGTTAGAGAGCCATTGTGCTTCTGTCTCCTCTGGAATTACTTCCTCCGGAACGTCAGCCACTTCTTCCGCTATGTTTTCTTCTAAAATAGGTTCTGGTATAATAGGTTGAATATCTGGTAAAGGAGCCAGCTTAGCTGGTCTCTTTCGTTCTATTTCAAATCCCGATTGTGCTGCAATTAGCAGCGAGATTGCTAGTGGATCAAATACAACCACTAGCAAAATTATCATCCAGCGAACAGCTTTATCATACGATGCAGCGTCAGCTTGGGTTCCATATATTAGTTCTGCAACATACTTGATAGGCCCGATTTCAGCTTCAGCGCCTGCCACGTTTGTTCGTAGTTTGTCTCGGGCAGCCGCTGCTGTATCACGCTCACTATACAGTCCAGCTCGACGCTCACTGATCTGAGCTCTTTCATTGCGCTGTCTGTTTCTGACAGCGGAAGCTCGTTCCGGATCTGCTCCAGTAACGAGAACATCAAGAGAAGTTGTTTGTGCATCGAGTCTGCTAAGTTCTGATTCGATGCGTTTAATAGTTTCATCATACTGCTTTACTTGTTGAATGGCAACAGTTGTTCCGCTTGTGTTTTGCAAATGAGCTTTGGATAAGAAACCAAACGTTCCCATTGAGGTAATTGCCATTAACAAAACTACCGCTGTACACAGGTACACTTTAAGTGCTTTGTTAGCAAGATGCCAATATTTGTGTAACCAAGCTGCTGCTGCAACCTTACCAGCTTCTAACACAGCTCCCATAATAATGACAGCTATTGTGGCTCCAGTAAAAATAGCAGCAAGACCAGTTACCGAATAGAATGCAGCAACAACCGATATCAAAAGCGCTACAGCCAGAATTACCCTGTTCATTACACTAAATCATCTTCTGATGGTGTCAGGTCAATCACTTCAAACATTTTCGTTATGAACTTGTTAATTGCTTCGCCGCGATTTGGCCACTTAATATATTCGCGCTCCGGATCCTTTGCTAGATTATGCAACAACGGAAGGATCATGTCCTTTAGTTTCATTGCACGTTCTAACCACTCAACAGTGTTTTGGTCACCAATTAAAGCAATCTCTTTAGTGATATCATCTTCCGAATGGAAGCTGAACCCAAAGTCTCCGTATTCTGTTTGTACTTTAGTCAAAGAACAAGTCCTCCAAGGTTGGTACTTTCTCTACAGCCCATCCGATAGCAGTTGCAATTGCCTTAATAGGTTCAACTACTGCCTTGTCAAATTGCAAGCGATAGTTGATGAATCGTTGTAGATCCAACTCCTTAGGAATCTCTCCTGTAGTTGAGACTATGTTTTCGTGTACAGGATTAGGCACAATCAAGTGACAGAACTTAATCTTATCACCGTCTTCGATAAGTTTGATTTCGTTCTGTAGTCCCTTCGACTTAACCAAATGGTTAAACACTAAGGATCCACGCACGTGGATTGGACAACCCTTCTGATAGATCGAAGCGTGGTCGGTATATTTAACCAGATTGTTGCAGCTCCGTGGAAATGCAATCTCTTCAAATGGTAGTGTTGCAAACTCTTTGCGCTTTGTTTCCATAAACTCAATGAAGTCACCTTCATTCTTGTTCATGATTACTTTAAGTGCTTCTTTAATGTACTCACGAGCAGCACGAGGAGTTGAAGACTTTACAGCTTCAATACCTTGCATCTTTAGCTTTGGTTCAGAATATCTGAAGCCTTCCAAGTCCCACACATTAAGGATGTAGCGTTTCTTTGCTGTCCAGATACCTTTCTCAGCAATGCTTTCACGCTTCATCTCAAGTACAGAAGCTCTGTGGTTGAACTTCTCTTTGAGTTCATCAAACGCTTTGTTGATTACTGGCTGGATCTTCTCTTCACAGAATCTATCAAGTAGTCCGACAATCTCTTGTGGAGTTTTATCGATCCAGTATTTGTTGACGATCTTTTCCAAGGAGATGTACGCAGAGTCTGTGTCACAATAGATAACGAACTTGTCGTCTTCAGATCCGAGGACTTTGTTGAGATAGATGTTGAGGGCTCGTTCTACCCAACGAATAGTTAGCTGTCCAGTCTTGGTTACAGATTCAGACAGCTTCGGATCAAACCAACGATAGTGTTCATTTGACAACGCTCCATACGCTGAGTTGAGCATGATCTTAAAGGAGTATTGGAACATATCATATGTGGAAATGTCCCGCTCTAGTTGTTGGCCTTCTTCTGAAGTCTTATCAGCCAGAGCCTCAAGTTGCTTCTTCGCCTTCTTCAAAAGACCCTTATACTTGGTGCGCTCGTTGTAGTAATAGCTCATCAAGTATGGATAGAAGCCTTCAAGGTCATTATCGAAGATACAACCTGTAGCACAGAGGCCAGCATTGTTGTCAACCAGCTTCTTAAAGAAATCACTATTGAAGTGGGGTGTGCCGTTAGGTAATGGCACATCTTTAGAATATGGATGAGCTCCGTTGTACAACATACTGTCGACTGTAACACTTGGTACAGTTGTTACAAACGTTTCAGGACTAATGTTACACTGGCGAATCAATGATGGATACAGTGAGTTAACGTCGAATGATACTACCCACTTGCTAAGTCCAACAACTGGATCCTTAACATAAGCACCCTCAATACCACCGTATGCTCCTCCCGATCGTTTAGCTTGAGGAATTACAATCCCTTGCTTCATGAGATAACCGTGAATTGTAACGTCCCACAATCGCACAGTCGTTAGTGTGTCTGCGTAGTTGATTCCTGAGTTGTAAGCCATCGTGATCACTAGAGCGATTAGCTTTAGCTTACCTTCTAGCTTTTCAACAACACCAGTATCGTCAACGTTGTAGTGGATGTATAGGGAATAGTTTCGAACATAAAGGTCGTGTAGATTCTTGTACCCTAACGAATGATAGTCGAACTTTTGTATTTCGACTTCTTCGAACTTAGAGATGTAATCTAGAGTGAACGACTCTCGTGAGCCAGGTGAGAACTTCTTATACAGTTCCATATAGTCGAGGATCGTAACCCCAACTAGTGTTGCAAAGTTTTGCTTGCGCTTGAAGATCTCAATCTCGCGCCACAGAATCTTTCCCCAAGGAGACATACGCAATGCGTCTTTGTCACTTAAGAGGAATGTGATGCGGTTGATGAGGTACGGAATATCGAATCCGTTTACGTTCCAACCAGTAATAACGTCGAAGTCAAATGCTTGCCATGCAGTCAAGAATCTCTTAAGGAGATCAATCTCATCTCGACACTTAACGTACTTGACGTTATCATTGGGTTTAACGCCTAGCTTAATGAGTTCTCTGGGATCGTATTCTTTACATCCCCAAACATATGGAATATCTTTAAAGCGAACGGTAATAGCCGTAACTTCTTGAGAGGCTTCATCGGGGCGAGGGAAGCCGGAGTCAGACCGGACTTCGATATCGAGGTTGCCAACTCGGATCAGCGATGGATCGTGTTTGATGTTGAAGCCATACGTATCATAGATGTACGGATATATCCAGTTAGTCATACCGTAGTACGCAAACTCTGGAACATCTTCGTATTGCGCAACCCAATCACGAGCGTCTTTGATTGAGCCGAAGTCAATCTTGCTGACTGGTTCTTTCTTGAGAGTTTTATAAGGGGAAGGTTTGTCGCTCTTAATAAACAGATAGGGTTTATAAGGGATCTTATTGCTTACGCGCTTACCATTTTCATAGCCACGTAGCAGGATATTGTTGCCCTGTGTGGCAACGTTCGAATAAAAAAACATATTGTCCTTGAAATGTTTGTGGCATCTTACGGGAAGCCACTGCCCTAAAATATGACGGCAGAGAATAGTATCTCATATTCTCTGCCGAAAGTCAACTATCCTTACAGAACAGCTAAAGCTCTTTTGTAAAGTGTAAGTCTATGTGGTGCACCATTTTGGCCACCATTAATACGTTGTGTGATCTTGGTGAAATTAGCTTCACCACCATCTGCTATTTCGTTCAGACCGTTCTTGGTCCAAAACCAAGCTGCTGATTCAACGGCTCCACCTACTGTTTCCAGATAAGCAATAGTATCGTCTAAGTTCTTACCAA